GGGAAATATCATTGACATGGATCAAATCGAAGCGGACGTGGCCGAATTGCGCGACGGTCGCCAATTGCGGGAAGTCTGTTTCGATCCCGGTCACAACGCGACGCAATGGGCGGGACATTTGGAGGACGAAGGGCTGGAAATGGTCGAAGTGCGACCGACGGTGCTGAATTTTAGCGAGCCGCTGAAATGGTGGGAGGCGCTCGTTAAAGACGGTCGCTTTCACCATGACGGCAACGAAATAATGACTTGGATGGTTTCGAATGTTGTGGTGAAGCAAGATTTCAAAGACAATATCTACCCAAGGAAGGAACGCGTGGAAAATAAGATCGACGGACCGGTAGCGATTTGCCTCGGCATGAATCGATTATTGGCCGACGAAAACTTGGCAAGCGACCCAACCGTGATGGTCGTATGATCCGCGACGCAATGCTTCTGGTCGGTTTCGCAGCGATATGCTTCGGGCTGACAATTCGCTTCGGCTTCGATGTCGCCTGTATAATCGGCGGCGCAATCATGCTGACGCTGGCGGTCATTGGAGCAATTCAAAAATGATACTGGACCGATTATTCGAACGGCGCGCATCGCTGGAAAACCCATCCACCTCCCTGTCCGATCCGGCGAACTGGTTATTCAATGCATTCGGCGCGCAACCGACCACCGCCAACATTGTCGTGACCGAGCGCAACGCGACGCAAATCACCGCGTTTTGGTCTGCCGTCAACACGATTTCAGACACGCTTGCCGAATTGCCGATCAAACTGATTCAAAACCTCGACGATGGTTCGCAAGCCGCTGTCCGAGGACACCCGGCGCTGCAACGAATCAAAATGTCTCCCAATTCGTTTATGTCGGCAGTCGTTTTGCGTTCGACGGTTCAAGCGCATGTGTTGACGTGGGGCAATGGATACATCTGGATTCGCCGGAATGCGATGCAAGAACCGATGGAACTTTGGCCGTTGCAGCCGTCCGATACGCGTCCAATCGTCAAAGCGGATGGCACGTTGGTATTTCAGACGCGATTCCGATTCGATAACGTGTCGCTAAGTCCGCAGCAGGAAATTCCCGCGTCAGAAGTGCTGCATTTCCCGGCGTTGTCGCGCAACGGCATCATTGGCATGTCGATCATTGGCGAGCAGCGCGAAATGCTCGGCGCAACACTCGCCGCGCAACGTTTCGGCTCGCGATTTTTCGCGAATGGCGCTCACGCCGGCGGATTGCTGTCGTTCCCCGGCAAAATCAATGACCCGGACAAGATTCGGCGTCAAATCGAAAAGAAAACGGGTGGCGAAAACGCGCATCGACTTTTGGTGTTGGATGGCGACGCCAAATACCAGCAATTCGCCGTGCCGCCCGAAGATGCTCAGTTTTTGCAGACACGCGAATTCGAAGTGGACGAAATAGGTCGAATGTTCCGGTTGCCGTTGCATTTCCTAAACAAAATGGGCCAAGCGACGTTCAACAATCTGGAAATGATGGGAACGCACTTCGTTCAATTCACAATGATGCCGTGGATCGTTCGGTGGGAGCAGGAATTGACGCGCAAACTGCTGACGCCGGACGAAATAGCGGACGGGTTGGTTTTCAAGTTCAACGTTGCCGCGTTGATTCGTGGCGACATCAAAACGCGGTCCGAGGTTCACGCGAAAGGAATTCAGAACGGATGGGTGACGCGCAACGAAGTTCGCGCATTTGAGGACATGAATCCGCTGGAAGGGCTGGACGACCCGCTAGTTCCGCTGAATTTGAAAGTAGTTGGCGAGGAACCCGCGCAAACCGACGGAAACGGCGGCAACGGCGACACTGACGGCGACGGCGACGCGGAAAATGATTCTGACAACGAAAACGGCGACGAACGCATGTTTTTGCTCGCCAAAACCGCCGCCGAACGCTGTGCGAACAAAGAAGCGATCCAATTGCGCCGAATTTTCGGAAAAGCGACGAATGACGCCGAATTAGCGGAATTGCTGGAAACTTTCTATAATTCGCATCGCAAAATGGTCAAATCCAATTTGGCGCTGACCGAGGAAGCGGCAGAACAGTATTGCATCGATCACGGATTGGAAATTTTCGATTCGCGCAACACGGACGAGTTCGAAAACGTTTTGATTCGATGGCAGACGGAAGGTGCCGCGGAAATGGCCGGAAAAATATTGCAGAGGACAAAGAAATGAAAAATTCAATGCCGCAAGGTTACGAGTGCCGGAATTACAATAGCAAAGTCGAAATTCGACAAAGCGACGATGGCGCGGCGACTTTGGTCGGTCTTGCCGCCGTTTTCGAATCGCTGAGCGAAAATCTCGGCGGTTTTCGCGAGCAAATCATGCCGGGCGCGTTTGACGACGCCGACATGTCCGACGTTCGCGGTTTGTTCAATCACGACGCCAATTTCGTGTTAGGTCGAACAACTAGCGAAACGCTGGAACTAGAAATCACCAGCAAGGGTCTGCGGTTCGAAATCGAATTGCCGGACACGCAAACGATTCGGGATTTGGTATTGGGGCCGATTCAACGCGGCGATGTTGACCAAGCGAGTTTCGGTTTCATTGTCGCGCCGGGTGGCGCGTCGTTTGACGAAAACGAAGATGGCGTGTTGATTCGGACCATTACCAAATTCATGCGAATTTTTGACGTGTCGCCGGTTACATTCCCGGCGTTCCAAGCCACGTCGGTTGGTGAGGCGAGTTTTCGCGAATACAAAAACGAATGCGACGTGCTTGCCGCCGATTTGGAATTGGAGAAACGAAATCGCGACGCGTTTTTGCGTCGAACAGAATTTCCCGGTTTGTAGCCTATGCTGCAATGCAAAATGACCGGACGCCTATGCGACTGATTTTTGCGCTCACTAAAATTTAAGGAACGACCATGAAAAAACTAAAAGAGCTGCTTGCTAAAATCGCAAAAGAAATGCGCGATATGCATTCGGCAGCGGAAACGGAAGACCGGGGTTTCACGCCCGAAGAACGAACGGCGTGGGACGCGTTGCTAGTCGATTATGAAAGCGTGGAAAAACGCATCGAAGATGCCGAGCGCATTCACGCGATGGAAACATCGTCAATCGGCCAGCTCGACGGCGGGCTTCCCGATTTAACGGCACACGACGACGACGACGACGGGGAACCCGAAGTCAGAACGTTAGCCGAAGGCCGCGCACTGGAAGCGTACAACGACGCATACAACGTCTATTTGCGCGACGGTTCACAGGCATTGGCACCGGAACAGCGCGAATTGCTGACCCGTTACCAAGCGGAAATGGAAACGCGTGCGCAAGGCGTCGGCACAGACGCAGCGGGTGGGTTCACCGTGCCGGAAGGGTTTGCAGGATTCATAACGGAAACGATGAAAGATTTTTCGGGTCTGTTGAATGCCGCGAATCCGGCTGGTTCGGGTGGTCCGCAACTGCTCAGAACAGCGAGCGGTAACACCATTCCGTATCCAACGAACGACGACACGGCAAATGCCGGTGCCATCCTCGACGAAAACACCCAAGTCGGTGAGCAAGATTTCGTCTTTGGCGCTCGCAACCTGACCGCGTTCATGTACACGTCGTTGCTCGTTCGCGTTTCGTTGCAACTGCTTCAAGACGAAGCGGTGAATTTGCAGGCATACATCGGTTCGATGCTCGGAAAGAGAATCGGACGGGCGTTGTCGCCGCATTTCGCAACGGGCGCGGGAACGACTGAGCCGACCGGACTTGTCACCGCAGCGACCGATGCTGCCGTTGATATTTCGGCTGGCGCTGGAATCACTTACAACGATTTGCAGGACATGGAGCACGCGCTCGATCCCGCATACCGTCGGCGTGGTGCCAGTTGGGTGTTCAACGACAATACGCTGCGCGACCTGAAAAAATTGGTCGATGGCAGCGCACGTCCGCTGTGGTTGCCGCAATCATTGGGCAGCATCGCGGATCAAGCGGCTCGGCCGACGTTGAACGGTTACAACTACATCGTCGATCAAGGAATGGACGACATCGCCATCGGCAATCGCCCGGTTGCATTCGGTGACCTGTCGGAGTTCATCATTCGCGAAGTTCTCGGAATCAATATGTTCCGATTCAACGAGCGATACATGGACTTCTTGCAGATTGGTTTCTTAGCGTTTGCGCGCTTCGATTCCAACCTGATTGACACGTCAGCCGTTGTGACGGACATCACCGTAGCGTAACTGCGGAAAGAACTGGGCGGTGGCATCTTGAATTTGTCTTTCGGGACGAGTTTGCCTTTTTCGTGTCGGGTGTTGCCGCCCTTTTTTGGGAGTGAGTCATGGGTCAACGAGTAAAAGTAAAATTTCTGCGAAATTACATCGCCACAGTCGGGGCTGGAATTGCCGGTCAAAAAGATTCGTACAAAGTGCTGCCAATGACCGATCAACTGGAATCGTTGATTAAAGACGGCACGTTGGAAGTGTGCGGCGAAACAGAAGCCGCAACACGCGAAACGGCGACCATCGAACCGCCCGAAGCAACGGGCAAAGCCAAAGTGAAAAAGAAGTCCAAACCTAGCGAGTAGCCATGTCGATTACAGCGTTGCAAATCGTGACGCCGCCAGCAACGTTGCCGGTGTCATTGACCGAAGCGAAACGGCATTTGCGTGTCAGCAGTAGCGCGGAAGATGCTCACATCAACGATTTGTTGAACGGCGCCATCGCATGGGCCGAGCGAGAATCGCGGCGGCGGTTTATTACGCAAACGGTCAAGCTGTCTATGGACCGCTTTCCACGAC